GTTCGTCCATCCCCTCGAGTACGTCAAGATGGTGGCGGTCGGGCACGCCGAGTACCTTGCGGCCGAGAAAGCCTACGCGATGCGCAACGTCAAGACCCCCGACCGGAAGAACTCCGCCCAGCTCCGCGCGGCCGCAGTGCTGCGCAAAATCCGGGCGCTCGGCGATACGTGGACGCGCACAAAGCCGGCCTATGCGACCGCTCCCGTGCCGCCTCCTGCTTACGACGACGAGGAGGTGTTCTGATGGAACCCTCTACCGGAATCCACAAACGCTTCATCCACGCCTTCTCACGGTGGATCAGCCGGACGACCTTCATCATGAGGGAGCGACATGAGTGAGTGTCTTCGCTGCCGCAACTGCGCACCGCTCGAGCCGCTGCCGAAAGGCGATCCGCTTCGCCTCCACAGAGGCCAGTGGGGGATGCTCGCCAGAGGCCTCGTCTACTGCTCTCTCCCCGGGGAGATCGGCGGATACAAGCGATTTCGCTCCGTCGAGTCCGTGGACTACTGCGAGCACTTCGAGCCCGAGCCCGAAGCCGACCGCATAGCACGCCGGATTAAGACCGTCAAGATTCTTCGCGCCGCCTTCGACAAATGGCGCATCGATAAGCAACTCAAAGCCAAACAAGCAAAGGACAAAAAATGACGCTCAAGAAAGTCACCCGTCTCATGCCCATCGATCCACCTTCCAAGGAACACGCGCCGAAGCGCTTGCCCTTCACCTTCACCGAGGTGGACATCGACGACATCTCCACCTATCCGCCTGAAGGTGCCGCGCTCTTCTTCGTCCTAAAAGAAGGGGCCTGGGATCGCTTCTACGGCGAACGTCGAGGCTTCACCGTCTTCTCCGATCTCTACGGGCTCACTTTCAAGCTCGACCAGATCAAGGCATGGTCTCCCGCAGGCTTTACATCCTCGGAGAGCTATCAGCGTGAGTTGAGGAAGATCCGTGGTTAAGCTCACTATCCCCGGCACACCACAAGGCAAGGCACGCCCGCGCTTCTCTCGAACCGGGCACGCCTACACGCCGGACGCTACCCGCCGCTACGAAGCCCGCGTATCGGTCTACGGCAAGTACGCCATGTGCAACAAAGACATTTTTCGCGGAGCCGTCAAGGTCTCAATCCTGGCCGCTTTCCTCGTGCCAGATTCGTACTCTCAGAAGCGCCGCGCAGCATGTCTGCAGGGCAGCGAGCGCCCGGCCAAGAAGCCCGACATGGACAACATCATCAAGATCATCTGCGACGGCCTGAATGGCATCGCGTGGAAGGATGACGCTCAAGTCGTCGAAGTTTCGGCCACGAAGACATATGCCGAATTCCCTTCCGTCACCGTCTACATCGAGGAGCTCGAATGATCGACCCATACTTCGAACGCCGCCTTGCCAACTGGACGCGATACATCCGAGGCGGCAACGGGCCCGCCGGAATCTCGGCCACCTATCAGGCAATGGCCGCGCTCCGCCTCTATGGCCCCAATGCGCCCGCAGAAGCCGAGAGCCAGGGTGCGCCCGGAGCAACGGCCATCGACGTGCGGGACGCCGAAAAGCTATGCGCCGCCTATGCAGGCCCGTGGATGACCCCGCAGGAGAAGAAAGCTCTCCGTCTCAAATACGGCCTCGGGCTCTCCGATATGACCTGCGCCCGCCGCATCCGCGTGGGCTATCGCTTCTTCCTGAAGCAGTTCGAAGCCATCGTCAGAAAGTTTCAGCGAATCGTCGAGACAAATTTCGACGAATCCGATGTATAATGACGTCACAGTTTGAACACCGCTACTTCTACGTACGCGAGACAATGATCCCGGTTGGGATCTTTGCCGTACCCGGAAGGAACACAAGCCCGATCAGAGATGACCGGGCTTTTTTGATGCCGGAATAAGTAGCGTCGAAATACATAACATTTGCAAAAATGCTAACCTCATGGTAGAATATTCACGTGTTCAACCAATAGAGGAGATCATGAAGCAAAGTGAATTTCTTCGGTGGCTTAAGTCGAGAGGCGTTGAGGTCACCCACGGAACCAGACACCTTCGCCTGAGAGTCCCGGGGAACCCAAAAACGCAAACCATGCCTCGACACCCCGGCGCAGAGATGAATGAAAGTATCCGCAAGGACATCATTCGCGATCTTGGCCTGAAGGAAGTCTCTAAGAAATAAAACACACCCCCGCCTTAGCCGGCGGGGCTTGCTGCATGATCGTATGTCTGACAAATGTCAAATTTCGATTTTCCATGCCGCTTTGAAAAGCTTAAGGACGGCACTGAGATTGTTCGTTGCCGGGATCTGCCCGAACTTCTGTCATATTCCGTGGATGGCGAGCCTCTTGAAAACTGGGCCCGTTATGCCGTCGAGGATTGCGTCGAGTTCCGCATTAAAGATGGAGAGCTTATTCCGGAGGCGTCTCCAGCGCTTCCCGGGGAATATGTCGTTCATCTGGATGCTAATCAGGTCGCCAAAATCCTGCTTTCAAATGAGATGGTGCGCGACGGGGTCTCTCGCGCCGAACTCGCTAAGAAGGCAGAATTGAAGCTTCCTGAAGTGACGAGGATTCTCGACATTCACCATCCAACGAAGATCGATCGGATTGAGACCATTCTTCGGTCACTCGGCCACAGGCTTCAGCTGTCGATCGCGTAAAATCAAATCAGGGACGGAACCAGCTTTTCACTTTGCTTCACTGGTTCCTGGTCCTGAGCACAAGGGCTTCTCTCCGGAGAGGCCCTTTCTCTTTGAGAGGAAGGTATGGTCAGAAATTGGGGCGATGTGCGCGAAGTCCTTGAGGACATCGAGCGCGATCGGTTAGAAGAAAAGCTGAAGAAGCTTGACGACAACCTCACCATTGCTTCACAGCTTCCAACGACTGACCCGGAGGCTGTGGCCGCCCATGAGGCAGAGAACCGGTACTACGAGCATCTGCTCATGCTGATTGAAGCCGGACTCGTTCAAGGCGTGAAGGTGCGAACGAAGCCGGCGCCTCCACCGTGGTATTACGACATCGAGTATCCGCGCCTCACCATGGAAGGGCATGACCTGCTGGCCGCTTTGCGGTCTAAGACGGTTTGGGCGGCTGTCAAGGAAAAAGCTTTCAGCCTTTCCATCCCGATCACGATCGAGCTGATTAAGACTGTTCTGTCATCTATTGCAAAGGGGATTTGATGCCGCTGCTGTCTCTCTGCTCCTATCCAGGCTGTCGGCACCCGGTGCCGCGCGGCGAGAAGTACTGCGACAAGCACAAGGGAGCCGGAACCAGGCGCGAGCAGTTGCAGAAGAAGGAGCGCTGGGAACGGCGCTTCCGGAAGAAAGGCTCGTCGGCGGCCAGAGGCTATGGTGCTCGCTGGAGGAGACTTCGCGAGCGCTTTCTTTCAGAACACCCTCTTTGCGAGGAGTGTCTGGAGCGGGGGCGCGCGGTGCCCGCTACGGACGTGGATCACATCAGACCGCATCGGGGAGATGAGGCGCTCATGTGGGATGAAGAGAACCTTCAGGCCCTCTGCCACGCCTGCCACAGTCGGAAGACTGCGGCAGAGGATGGCGGGTTTGGGAACATCAAGACTTCTTAACCTGCTCCAGAAACCGCTGAGCTTGAATACGCGGAGAAATTTTGATCATCACGATGATGTTGACAAACTGGGAAAGAGCGCGAGCAACAGGAAGACCGTTGTCGTTCTTGAAATCAATAACCCCGGGGTGAGCGGCTTGGTTGCCCATTAACCGGCAGGCATCGAAAAGCGCCGAGACATCAGAAGGCAGGTTCAGGCTTTCTATCCGCTCGTAAAGGCTTTTCCCGGTTCCTCCGAGGTGGCTTACCAACTCCTCCAGGCAAAGCCGCAGTAATGCGCATGCTGAGCGGGGAGACTTCCCGATAACGGACTGAGCTTCCATGAAGAACGCACGAGCCTTTTCGGGCATATCTTCGGCGGGTTCTATAGCCGGGGCGTCTGGATAAACGAGCTCGCCCTGAATAAAGATAGTCAGGCCCTTACAGCTGATGCATTCGGCAACCGATATTTCATGGTCATCGCTGTCCTTGTTCGAAAGAACTCTTGTTCGGACAGGACGGCGAAACATTTGTGCAAGGGTATGGCAGTGCGGGCACGTAAATGCTGACGCACCTACCTTGGGTTCTACAAAAGCATTTTGATTGAACATCTCCGGAGATCTCCATGAGCAAGAAAGCAAAGATTGAAAACTATGCTAAAGCATTGAGCGCCATCGACAGGGCTAGGGCTTCGCTCGATGAGCTCGAAGCGCAGATCCTCGAAGACACAGAAGCCGACCTCGACTTTGTTAAGGCGTTCGTCGCGCTTCTCTCGCTTAAGGATGAACGCGAAAACATTCTCACGGCGCTCGTTGAATCGACAATCCTTGAAGCTGCTAGCGAAGAATCGGACAAATAGGCCGCCAGCTTGGCGGGCTAAGGCGGGATGGAGGGTCAAAAGTTGAACGCGTATGCCTTCAAGACCGCGCCCCTACCTAGATTTTTACGCGTGCAAAATTTGAGGAATTTCAATGCCCGGCGGAAGACCCAGAAAACCGGATTCGGTAAAGGCCGCCCAGGGCACTCTTCAGCCCTGTCGGTCGCTTGAAAAACTGGCTGCGACGACGACGCCCGAGCTGGCTCCGACCCCGCCGGTTGGGCTGACGAAAGAGGCGCGGGCGGCGTGGAAGATTGCGATCGAGTATGCGCCGAAAGGCCTGCTCGTCGCTACGGACTTCACGGTGCTGGAGCGGTGGGCGAGGAACTATGCGCTCTATCGAAAGCTCGCGAAGGCGGTAGACCACGACGGGACGACGATCACGGTCATGAAGATGGATGGATCGACGGAGCTTAAGCAGCATCCGAACGTGAAGAGTCTGGTCGCCGTGCAGGGGGTACTTGCGGCGTGTGAGCGAGAGCTGGGGTTTACGCCTGCCTCGCGCGCGCGTGTGAGACCCGCTCAAGCGGAAGAGGAAGAGAAGGATGCCTTCGAAGACTTTTAAGGATCGACGATGACGGAGTTGCAGATTTATCTGAGCGCACTGCTCGGCGGGATTCACCGTGTTGCGTGTTTCGGTAGTGGGGTGTTCGCCGGCCTTGGAACAGGCTGCATCCTCGCAGCGAGCTTTCACCCGCTGATGTCCCCGCCCCGCCGGAAGTTCTTCATCCGGAAAGGCTGGAGCTGTCTGCAGCTGACGCTGATTTTTGTTTTTCTCGCCCTGATAGTCCCCGGTGAGGAGACGTGGCGGGAAATGTTTGGGCTCTTCTTGGAGAAGTAGGCATGGAATGGCTTCATCTTGCGGGGGACATCGGGGCAAGCATCGCGATCCTGGTGTGCCTTTACTTCATTTGGGATCTGCGCAAAGAAGTGGAGACGCTCCAAGATCGCCTTAGCGGCGGGTCACTCCCGGAGCTCGATACCCTGGAGGGCGGCGAAGAAATGCCGCAGGTAGAGGGCATCGCGTCGCGCGGCGGCAGTCAGGTCGCGAGCGAGAATCTCCCGCTCGGCCTCAAAGGTCCGCTCAAGTCTGGAGCTTCGGCTGATATCGCCGGGGTCCGGGAGCTGAGCGTCGATGAGCTTGTTGAAGCTTTCGGCGCGGCACTGCGCAAGGAACGGGAGATTTATGAGGCCGGCGCTGATCGCCGCCTGGACGATCTTAGAAGCTTCCTCAAGAGGGAAATTCGTTTGACTTACTGACATAAAACCCTCCGTGGGGTGGTTTGTGGAATTGAGACGCCTCAATCATCTCACGGAGGCAGACGCATATGACTGCAAAGAAGACTCGCGATTACTGTGCTATCGCGGCGGACTACGCGGCGCGCGTGCTTGACGGAAGTCAGCTCGCATGCAAGTGGGTCAAGCTGGCGTGCCAGAGGCAGCGCGATGACTTAAAGCGATGGAAAGAGGACGGGCCTTTCGTATGGGACCCGGAGGCGGCATCAAGGGTGTGTCGGTTTATCGAACTCCTGACCCATACGAAAGGGGAGCTCGCCGGTCAGCGCATCAATCTTGAGCCCTGGCAGGCATTTATCCTGACCACGGCGTTCGGGTGGAGGCGAAGAGAAGACGGCGGGCGCCGATTCCGACGCGTCTACATCGAAGTGGCTCGCGGAAACGGGAAAAGTTGTTTGTCGAGCGGCGTAGCGCTCTATTGCCTTGTGGCTGATAACGAGCCCGGCGCCGAGGTGTATTCCTTTGCGACGACGCGCGATCAGGCGAAGATCGTCTTCGGGGACGCGAAGCGCATGGCCGAGATGAATTTGCCGCTTCGGAAGCGCTTCGGCCTTGAGGTGCTTGCGAATGCGCTCTACGTGCCTGGCACCGGGAGCACGTTTCAGGCAAAGTCTGCGGAGGGCTCGACGCTGGACGGTTTGAATACGCATCTGGCCGTCGTCGATGAACTCCATGCGCATAAGACCCGAGCGGTCTATGACGTGGTTGAAACGTCTCTCGGCAAGCGCCGGAGCTCGCTCTTGTGGTGCATCACTACCGCGGGGTTCGACACGTCGGGCATCTGCTATGAAGTCCGGACGATGAGCACGCGGGTGCTTGAGCGTCAGGCGATAGACGAGACGCAATTCGCGGTCATCTACACAGCGGACGAGGATGACGACTGGACCTCGCCTGAGGCGTTGGAGAAGGCGAACCCGAACTGGGGCGTGAGCGTACGCCCGGAGATGATCTTGTCGCTTCTCGCGAAAGCGAAGGCGCTGCCGTCAGCCATCAACAACTTCAAGACGAAGCACCTTGATATCTGGTGCTCCGCGTCGAACGCGTGGATGGATATGGGGGCCTGGGGTCAGTGCGAGGACAACACTTTGCGGCTTGAGGACTTTGAGGGCGAGCGGTGCATCATCGGGCTCGACTTGGGCTCGAAGAACGACATGACCGCCAAGGTCAGAGTTTTTCCGCTTGAGTCCGACGGTCCGACCAGGTACGCGGTTTTCTGCGACTTCTACCTTCCGGAGAGAGCGGTAGAAAACGCTGTCAACTCTCAGTATTCCGGATGGGCCGAAGAAGGCCATCTCCATGTCACTCCCGGCGCGATGACGGATCTGAACGTCGTCGAAGAGGATCTGAGGGAAGACCTCAGCCGTTTCAACGTCGAAGCCGTGGTTTATGACCCATGGCAGGCGACGCAAATGGCGACGACGCTTTCTGAAGACGATGCGCCTATGGTCGAGTGCCGCATGACGGTACAGAACATGAGCGACCCGATGAAAAGCGTTGAGGCGCTAGTGCTGGACTGCCGGCTTCTGCATGACGGCAACCCGATTCTGACTTGGATGATGGGGAACGTCGTGGCCAAGCTGGACGCGAAGGACAACATCTTTCCGCGGAAGGAAAGATACGAGCAAAAGATCGACGGCGCGATTGCGCTCATCATGGCGATGGGAAATGCGCTCGCCGACGATAACGACGACTTCAAGGGTTTTGTGGAGTCGGGTCAGAAAACTTTCTTTGAGTGGTGATGAATGTTTGTAAGGCGACTTGTCAACTGGGTGACCGGGTGGGGAGGGCCGCTCGGCACCGCGTCCGGGCAGCAGCTTGGCCTGCCGCTGGCGCCGATTATTGACCAGACGAAGCTAACGCCGCCCGATGCGGCGCTGCAGATTTCGGCGGTCTTTGCGTGCGTGGAGATTCTCGCGCAGACGATTTCGACGCTTCCGCTCTACGTCTACCGGGACAAGGGCGGGGCGCGGGTGCCGGACAAGATGAGCCGGCTGTGGCTGTTGCTGCACGAAAGACCGAACGATTGGATGACGCCGTCGGAGTTCCTTTCGGCGATGGTTGTCAATCGCATGCTTCGCGGGAATGCCTATGCGCTCATTGAGCGCGATGGCACCGGGGAGCCGATTGCGCTGATCCCGCTGTCGCCCGACCAGATGGAAGTTTCCGTCGTCGATGGCGGAGAGGTTTACGTTTATTACCAGGATGGCGACATCACGGCGCTTGCGCCCGAGAACGTCATTCATTGGAAAGGCCTCGGCAATGGGTTCCTCGGGCTTTCGAAGCTGGACTTTATGCGCGCCACGACCAATGAGGCCATCCGGTCGCAGGACAACGCGAATTCGCTGTATGGGAAGGGATCGAAGCCAACGGGCGTGCTGCAGACTGACTCAAAGCTGAGCGCGGAGCAGGTTGCGGCGCTGATGACGCGCTTTCAGACGAATATGACTTCGTCCGGGGGCGGTCTGATCATCGCGGACCGCGGGCTCAAGTATTCCCAGATGTCGCTTTCGCCGGCTGATGCGCAGCTCCTCGAGACGCGGCGCTTCACGATTGAAGAGATCTGCCGGTGGTTCGGGGTGCCCGGCGTACTTGTCGGAACAACGGGACAGACGACATGGGGCTCCGGCATTGAGCAGATCGTTTCGGGGTTCCACAAATTCACGATCGGGCCGCTTTGCAAGCAGCTCGAGCAGGTACTTGAGCGAAGGCTGAAGAACTACGAACCGATCACGATCGAGTTCAAGATGGATGGGCTTCTCCGGACGGATCCGGCGAGCAGAGCGGCCTTCTACTCGACGATGAGCCAGAACGGGGCGATGACGCGAAACGAAATCAGGCGCCTGGAAAACCTCCCGCCGGTAGAAGGCGGGGATGAGCTCACGGCGCAGAGCAACCTCGTGCCGCTGCGGAAGCTGGGGGCAGTGGAGCCTGCGTCTTCTCCGATCAATGGCGAGCCAGTGAGGCAGTAATGAAGGAATTCAAGAATATTCAACTGAAGGACATTGACCTGAAGTTCGAAGGCGAGAGCCGCAAGTTCAGCGGCTATGCCTCGGTGTTCGGGGGCAATGATTCCTATGGCGATACCGTCATGCCGGGCGCGTTCACGAAGACGCTTGCCGCCTACGGGATGCCGAAAATGTTTTACGGCCACCAGTGGGGACTTCCTATCGGGAAGTGGACCTCGGCCGTAGAGGACGAAAAGGGCCTGCGTGTTGAGGGCGAGCTTACCCCCGGGAACCCGCAGGCTGACGCGGTGCTCGCGGCCCTGAAGCATGGAACGGTCGACGGCCTTTCCATCGGCTTCAGCATGCGCGGCGGCGCTCAGGATGAGAAGAAGGAAGGCGGCCGGGTGATCAAGTCCGTCGGACGCCTCTTTGAGATCTCTGTAGTGAGCTACCCGGCGGACGGCGCGGCCCGCATCACGGAAGTCAGGTCTGAAGACCTGGATGAAATCGAAAGTATCAGAGACCTCGAAGGTTTCCTGCGGGATGCAGGCGGCTTTTCGAAGTCTGCCGCGACGGCTCTCGTCGCAAAAGCCAGAAAGCTCTTCCAGGATCAGAGGGAGTCTGAAGCCGACGAGGAGAAGGCGACCACGGAGCTTCTTGAACGGATCAGGAAGCTTGAAAAATCCATTGGAGAATAAAAGATGGAATTCAAAGAAGTACTGGACGCCCTCGACAAGATCGAAGGCAAGATGTCTGAAACCGCCGCTTCGAACAAGGAGCGCCTGGACGAGCTCGGCGAACAGCAGAGGAAGTTTGCGAATCAGATCCTCGAACTGCAGCAGAAGGGCGTGAAGGTTCAGGGCGAAAAGACGGAAGTGAAATCGGTGGGCGATCAGTTTATTGCCGCCGATGGCTTCAAGACGTTTGCCGCGGGCGCTACTCAGAAAGCCCATGTGGAGCTTCAGGAGGTCGTTGCCAAGGGCTCTCAGACCGCGCTCAATCCAATCACGACACCCACCGGCAGCGTCATCCAGGCGTATCGTCGCTCCGGCGTCCTTGCCGGCGCCTTCCGCCCGCTCACGATTGAAGGCCTCTTTCCGTCGCTCCCGATCTCAACGAATTCGTTTGAGTATGTAAAGGAAAAGGATGACGGCTTTGTGAACGGTGCGGCCTTCGTTGCCGAAGGCGCACAGAAGCCCTTTGGCTCGACGTCCTTTGAGACCGTGACGGGCACGATCAAGACGATCGCGCACCTTGCCCGCGTCTCCAAGCAGCTCATGGCGGACGGCCCCGCGCTTGTCGCCTACATCAATCAGCGCCTTGTCTACGGCATTGATCTGGTAGTTGAAGATCAGCTGGTTTCCGGCGACGGGACGAACCAGAATCTCACCGGCATCTTTGCCAGCGGAAACTTCACGCCCCACGGCGCGACGACGGCCGACCTTCCGGCGAAGAACGCAACACTCTTTGACCTGATTCTTTTTGCGAAGACCAAGGTTGAAAAGGCGTTCTTCCGTCCGAACATCATCCTGCTCAATCCGGTGAACTGGTCGCAGATGCTCATGGAGAAGAACGCCTCCGGCGACTACTACCTCGGGCACCCGGCTTCGGTCGCGCCGAAGACCCTGTGGGGCCTTCCGATCTGGACGACCCCGGCGATTCCGCAGGGCAAGTTCATGGTCGGTGACTTTACGCAGGCGGCTACGCTCTGGACGCGTCAGGGCATGACCGTCGAGCTCTTCGAACAGGACGTCGACAACGTTCAGAAAAACCTTGTGACGATCCGCGCCGAGCGTCGCCTCGGCTTCGGCATTGAGCGCGTGTCTGCTCTTGTCGGCGGCGATCTTGCGCTGCCGGCTGCGGCCAGCACTACCGGAAAGTAAGGAGATAGAGGATGAGCGTGGAAGTTTCGACGGCTCTTCCTGCGGTGACTTTGGACGAAGCCAAGCTTCATCTGAGAGTTGAGAGCACGGCTGATGACGATCTCATCTCCGCGCTCATCCTTGCCTGTACGCAGATGGCCGAGCATGAGTTGCAGCGCGGACTCGTCACGCGCGAGGGTACCGAGGGCTACGGCGATTCTCCGGAAGCCGTCCCGGCGGCTATCCGGCAGTGGATTCTCGTGCATGTCGCCTATTACTACGAGCACCGCACTTCGGCGACGGAGGGGGCTTTGTCGCCGCTTCCTTTTGTGAGCGCGCTGCTTGACCCTTTTAGAACGTGGACCTGATCATGGACCTTCCGGAAATTGGCGAACTCAATCGCCGCGTGAAGATTCTCGTACGAGAGGCAAAGCCGGACGACAGGAACGGCTTTTCGCAGACGACCGTTGAAAAAGATGAAGTGTGGGGGAAGCTCGCCGTAGTCGGATCGGGGATGTATTTCGGGACGAAGCAGGTGAATTCGGAAGTGACGCACCGCGTCTACATCCGAAGCTATGAAGGGCGGACACGGCCGCAGGATCTGTACGGCGTCACCGAGCTGGTGATCGATGGGGTGCTTTATCGGGTGAAGCGGGTTGCGGATGCCGGCGGTGAGCGCCGCTTCACCGTCATGGACGTAGAGGAGAAGGGAGATGCTGGTAAGCGCGCAAGTAGACCGAGGATTCCGGAATATTGACTATGACCCGAGGGCGCTGAGGAAGCCACTCCGAGCCGCGGGCAACGAAGTCCGCAAAATAGCAAGAACGCTCATTGCCCGGCGAGCCGTTTCAGAGGCCGGGCAATACCCGGGCAAGCAGACGGGCCGCATGCAGAGATCGATCCGCGTGCGGCTTTCTCGTTCCGGGTATGCGGCGATGGTCTCGCCGTCGAAGACGAGCTCGATGCCGGTCTATTACCCGGCTTTTGTCGTCTACGGGCATCGGGGGCCGAATACGGAAACCGAAGCACAGGCCCGCAGGCATAAGAAGCGCCCGGGCGAAAAGGTGGCGGCTCCGCGCAGGAACTTCATCGAGGATGCCGCAAAGCAGGCGACCCCCGACTTCAAGAGGTCCATGGCGGACGCTTTGGCTAATGCAATTAAACCGGGGCTGATATGAGACTTGATCCGATCATTGCCGCACTTCGGAGGCGATGCCCGTCCTTTGGAAACCGCTTTGCCGGGGCCGCTGAGTGGGCCGGACTTACAGAAGATGAAGCGCCGGCGCTCCCGGCGGCGTATGTGGTCCCGCTTGCCGAAGAAGCTTCCGGAAACGAGTCTCGGGTGGCCTACCAGCAGACCGTGACGAACACCTTTGCCGTGATCGTTCTGGTGAGCAACGCCTGCGATGAGCGAGGCCAGAAAGCATTCGACTCGATAGAAGGGCTGAAGCTCGAAATTTTCCGGGGCCTTCTCAGCTGGCGGCAGGAACCGGCTGATGAGTTCGGCGAAATCGTCTACTCGGGCGGGCAGGTGATCTACCTGGACGATGCCCGTCTCGCTTTCCAGTTCGAGTTCTCGTTCGAGACCTATCTCGATCTCAGCGATACGTGGCAGGGAGTGGACCTCGATGAGCTCGGACCTCTCGAGGGCGCAGACATCAGGGTTGACTGTGTTGAACCGTCGACCAAGAAGAATCAGCCGGACAACCAAATTGAAGCAACTTTGAAGGTGAACCTATGAGTGTTTCTTTCAACACCATCCCGAGCGGCGTTCGAGTGCCGCTTTTTTATGCCGAGGTAGACAATTCCGCGGCATTCACGCCGTCGGAGAGCACTCGGAGCCTCTTGATCGGCCAGATGCTCGATACGGGCACGGCTGAAGCCGGTAAGCCGGTGACGGTGTCTACCGCGGCCATGGCCAAGCAGCTTTTCGGCCGCGGGTCTCAGCTGGCCCGTATGGTGGCCGCCTATCGCACGGTCGATAGCTTCGGATATCTTGTTTGCATTCCGCTCGCTGACGCGAAGAACGCCGTAGCCGCCTCAGCAGAGGTGACTTTCTCCGGAAAGGCGACTGAAGCCGGTACCCTGAGCTTCTACATTGGCGGTTCGCGCGTGCAGGTCTCCGTAGCGGAAGGCGCGGAGGCCGGTGTTGTCGCGCAGGCGCTTGCCGACGCCATTTCGCGGGAGAAGGAC